CCTGCCGGTCGCCAGGCCCACGCGCCGAGGGGTCACCCCCCACCCCCGTCGCGTCGAGCCGGCGTCACTCCGGGGTGCAGCGCCGCCGGCCGCTGCCGCGGGGCTCGCCTCAGCAGCGACGCCTCATATCCTTCTTTTGCACTCTTGCGCCTGTGGCACGGGGGGCACGTCGCTCCCAGGTTCTCCTCGGAATGGTCGTCCCCGGCCCGCTTGTGGTCCACCTCACTTGCCGGATCACCGCAGAGGTAGCAGATCCACCGGTCCCGCTCGAGGACGCTGAGACGGCGCTGCTTCCAGTCACGCGGTAGCCGCTGCCTTCGATCGCTTCCGGCCCACTGGCCTGACGTCCGTCACCTCCCGAAGAACACCCTCCAACACCTCGATGGAATCCTCGAGCCACAGGCCAGCCATCGTCGCCCGGGCGGCCGCACTCATGCGCTCTCGAAGATCCTTGTTCCGCACAAGTTCCTGCACCGCGTCGGCCAGCTCGGCCGGGGTGTCGGCCAGGAATCCCGAAATACCTTGGGTGATCAGGGCTGCCTGTTCGGGCAGCCTCGTGGCCACGACGGGTTTGCCGAGGGCCATGTACTCCATGGCCTTGAGGGCCGACTTCGCCTCGTTGAACGGGCAGGGCAGCAGGGGCACGATGCCGATGTCCGCCCGGGCCACGCCCTCGTAGTAGGTGCGCTCGTCGTAGGTGAAGCCAAGCAGCTTGTCGATGCGCCCCGGCAGGCGCAGCTCCTTCTGCGTGCGGTGATCGCCGATCGACGTGAAGAGCGCCCCGCTCACCATGCGCTTGGCCTCTGGAGCCAGCCAGCGCAGGTCGTGGGCGTGCGTGCTCACGATGCCCGCCCATCCGATCCGCACCCGCGTGTCGCCCGGTGGGTGCTGCCAGCGGTACTGGCCGATGCGCCGCGGCAGACGGTTCGGGATGAGCCACGTCCGGCGTGCCAGGGGGCCATAGATCTCTGCCAGGCGCTGGGTGCTGACGATCAGGCCGGTGGCTTCCTGGATGGCCTCGTCGTGCCAGGCCAGCGCGCCCGGGGGCGGCGTCCAGCCGTGGCCGGGGGGTAGAAGGCCGAGGGCGTCGTCGGCTTCGACCAGGACCACGGCGCCAGCCTTGCGGTGGGCCGCTACCTGCGAGACGTCCCGGTTGGTCAGGGGCCGGTGTACGACGACGACGTCCGCTTCGCCCGGCGGCGGCCACCTCTTCTCGGAGCACCGGGCATCCCACCCGCGGGCGGCGAGGGCCTCGGCCGGCCACCAGGTGCGCAGGCGACTCCCGACCCGATCGCAGGCGACGAAGCGCACTCTGGGCACAGATGTCCTGGGGAAGAGAGGAAAAGGGGCGGCGGCTGGCCTCGAGGGCTCCGGGCGGGCTCGGTCAAGGCACACGTCGCCACGTATCAGTGAAAGCCCGCGCGCGTGATTTGTCAACTACCGGGCTCTACGGCCTCAACGCACGCTCATGTCCCGGCCAGGGAAGCGGGTCTCGACGGGGCCGATGCGCTCGGGGTAGTGGCGCCCGACGACGTCCTTGCGCACCCGTGCCCGGATCCCCAGGAGCTGCGCAGCGTCGTGATGGTAGGCAGCATCGTCGTGCATTCCGAGCTCGGGGTCCCAGCGCCAGCGCAGGCGCTTGAATACCTCCCGGCGCACGAGCATGAAGGCCGCCACGGGCATGTGCTCCTCGACGGGGATCGGGCCGGGAAGGGGCTCACCGTGGAGGCAGTAGGTGGGGACCTCTCCGCCCACGTAGGGCCAGTCCAGCTCGAGGAGCTTCGGCAGGGCGTCCGCTGGGGGGCAACAGTCGGCGTCGAGGTACAGCACGTGGGAGGCGCCCAGGGTGGTGGCCTTCTCGGCGATCAGGTTGCGGCCGGCGCAGATGTGGGGGAGCCGGGCCGCGGCGGTGGAGGCCTCGGTACGGCCGTCGTCGAGGCTGAAGGTCCACCAGTCGCTGTCGAGCTCCGTGAGCCTGTGGATCAGGGGTGCGAACTCCTCCAGCCCACGGTTGTCGACCTCGATGGCGGCGAAGAACTTCAGGGGTTCGGGGGAGTGGGCCTGGAGGGCCTCGGCGGTGTCCAGCCAGGAGGCCCACGTCCCGCGGTGCGCCATTGCGTAGTGGGTCAGGGTTGCGCCTACGACGATCATGCTGAGCGGCCCGGGATCCTCCCGTAGAGCGCATTTCGCAGCCGCTCCTGCCTGGTCCCGTGATCCGAGGGCGACAGTTGCCCTACCTCCTGGGCGTCGCTGAGGGCGTCGAAGCTCCACGATCCATCCCAGAGCTTCCAAACAACCAGGCTCAGCTTCGGCCAGATCGGGTGCTCGGTGCGGATGATAAAGGTGGCCGGGAGCCCTTCCTGCCCTGCCTGCTCGACGACGTCACCGGGCCGTAGCTCGGCCACGATGACGGTAGGCCCCTGAATGCTCACGGCGCCTCGTCGGCGAGCTTGGCCGCCTGCTGGCGGACCTCGTCGAGCCAGGCGATCGCCTCGGTGAAGTCCCGCGGCCCGCTGCCGTTCGTGGCCTTGCCTGTCTGCATCACGGAGGCTGAGGGGACGGTGCTCGCCATTCGGGAGACCCGCTCGATCGCCGCCCGGAGCCGGCGGATGCCGGCGTGGGCCTCCTGCTCCAGCGCCAGGATCCGCTCCTCAGTGGGCGTAGGGGCATCCCGAACCATGCGCCTAATCGTACAGGCGTTCGCCCTGTGACATTCCCGCTAAAACTATTCGGGCAAAGGTCACAGCCGGGGGCTATCTGGCGGCTCCGTCCAGCAGTGCCTTGGCCTGGGTCAGCCGGGCGAAGCCGAGTTCGTTGCCGCCGGCGTCCGGGTGCAACGCCTTGGCGGCCTGCCGGTACGCCCGAGCCTTGTCGACCTTGACTTCGAGCGGCGTCATACCAGCGTGGCTGGCGACGAACAGCAGGGCTTCGTCCGGGGTCATGCAGGGCTCGCTGCCCTGGGTGATCGCCCGCCAGCCGGTGTACTGCTCGCCCTTGCGAGTGATGCCGTAGCGATCCACCTTGCGGAGCGCTTCAAGGCCCAGGGCTATCGCCCGGAGGTTCATGTGCCAACCGGGCACGTCGCTGTAGCCACTACGGCCGTCGCTGCGCTTGCGCCACACCTGGCTGTCCTTGAACAGGTCGGTGAAGTAACGGAGGTCGCCATAGCGGGAGTCGAACGAGAGGATGACACCGGGGTGAGCAGGCTTGGCGATAGCCCTGGGCCAGCCGTCGATGCGGATGTCGGCTTCGGTGAGAGCCAGCTCGACAACGACATCGTGGGCGCGGATCATCGAGAGCTCGGACTCCAGGACTCTCAATGTGTCGTCGAAGGTCGCCCGGAACGGGGCATCCTTGCGGCCCACCGTGAGGGCGCCGGGCCAGGCCTGGATCGGGCGGAAGCGGATCTGCATCAGACCGTCCAGATGGCGGCTGAGGAATTGCCTTCCGATCGAGCGGCGTCCTCGGTGTAGGCGTCGACCATGCGGTCGCTGTGGTGGCCGGTCTGCGCCTTGATCTTCTGACGGGTCGCTCCCGCCTTGGCTGCGCTGGTGACGTGGCCGCGGCGCAGGGAGTGCCCGGCGTACTTCGATGGATCCCGGCCCGCGGCCTTCGCCCGGGCCTTCACGACGTCGGCGACCGCCTGGCCGCTGAGGGGCCGGGAACCGACGTGACCGTGGCGGTCGATCTTGCGGAAGACCGGGCCTTCGCTGATACCGCCGGCAGCGAGCCAGGCCCTCAGCGCGCGCACCGGGCAGTCCCTGGCGTCCGGGGCGTAGCAGACAAGGACCGTGCGGCCCTTGCCCGCCTGGTCGGTCTTCGACCGGCGGATGCGGATGTCCATGCCTTCGTCGACGTCCTCCAGGTCCTCGACGGCCAGGGCGGCGAGCTCGCTGCGGCGGAATCCGCCGGCGAAACCCAGGAGGACGAGGGCCCGGTCCCGGAGGCCGGCGAGCTGGAGGCGGTCAGCGGCGCCGGGCAGGGGGGCCACCGGGTCGGGCAGGCCGGCGACCATGCTGCGGATGATCGTCGTCGTGGCAGCCGCCTTCGGGCGCTGAGCGGAGCCGACGCTGCGCCGGATGCCCTCCCAGCACTCCTGGACGGCCGGGTGCTTGATCGGGTTGTCGGTGTGGGCGAAGCCGGCCCGGGTGTGGGCGACGCTGATCGAGACCATGAAGCGGCTGAGGGTCGAAGCGCTGTAGGCCCGGCGCTCCCCGTTGCGAGCAAGATAGCCCTCGACGACGAGGTGATCGAGGAAACGGCAGACGGCCGTCGGGGTGGCCGGCAACGCTGACAGGTCTTCGGCGGCGCACCACGCTTCGAAGCGTCGCCAGTCGTCACGGTAGGCCCGCCGGGTGCTGTCCGCCTTCGCGCCCGCCATGAAGGCCCGGATCCGGGATTCCGCCTCGTCCACCTCCCCGACCGCCTCGAGGGGGCGGATGGCCAAGGCTACAGCCTGGTCGCCCATCAGTCGGCGGCCTCGGGCTGGGCTGGGGAAGGATCGGTGAGCAGCGCCTCCAATTCCTCGTGAATCTCCCCGCTCGTGATCTCAGCCAGCCCGCTGATGCCCTCTCGTAGACGCTTGTTCTCGGCCTCCAGCCAGTCGGCACGGACCTGAACGGCAAGCCTGCGTTCTTCGCACATATCGTGAGCGACCTTCCAACCGCCGGCCTCTTCCTTGAGTCCTTGAATCTCGGCGGCCTCGGTTTCTGTCATGCTCCTACCTCCTGTGGTCTTGTGATAAGTCTTCATTATCAAAAGTGAGCATCAGCCTGACAGGACCGGTCCAGCAACCGCATCACACGGCGGTCCCGGTGGGCGGCCTCGAGCTCGGGCGTGAGGTAGTAGACGTTGCTGGGGCCGACCTCGGCCTGCGTCACGTCCTGGTCCGCACGCTCAACCACGCGGCCGGTCATCCGGTCATACAGGAACAGGGCGGCGACCATCCCTATCACGACACCCGCCGCTATCGCAGCGATCCCGGCCAGCGGCCGCAGCGTGTAGAAGAGCATCTCGCCGAGCAGGTAGAGGAAACCCATCAGATGCGCCTCTGGGCGCGGCAGGCTTCCGAGCTGGCAGGCCTGCCGCACACACAAAGCACCGTCACGCCGACGGGTAGCCCACGCGGGCAACGAGGACGTGATTGTTGTTGTCGAAGGTGGCGCCCCACCAGAGCGTGAGCTGCATGGCGAGCGGATCGTCGGTGTGCCACTCGACGTAGCAGTTGCTCACCGCCACGCACCAGGGGGCCTGCGCCACAAGGTAGGGGACCCAGCGGCCGGTGTCGGGGTCGTGCACCAGGTGGAAGATCAGGATCGCCCGGCGGAAGGCGCTGTGGCCGAACGTCGGGGTTGAGTCGTCGGTATTGGCCCGGATGACGCCCTGGGGGCCGGGGGTCGAGGCGTACTCGTTGAAGCAGACCCGGATGTCGGCGGTGCAGGTGGACTGCTGCGAAGGAGGCAGCGCTCTCGGCGCTGCGCCGGCGGGCAGGGCCAGCAGGCCTGCCAGGACGACTCCCGCGGCAAGACGGCGGATCAACATAGCGACTCGGCCACGGCGAAGTTCTCGTGGCGAGCGGGCCAGACCGGGCCTTTGAACGCCTGGAACTGGATGAAGACCTTCGTGCAGTCAACCGTGTAGGTGCCGGACAGGTGGCAGGCGGTCGAGCCGCTGCAGTGCGCGGCAAGGTATTCCCATCGCGGGCTGTTCTCCGGCTCGCCGAAGTGTGGCGGCCGCATCCAGACGTAGAGGTCCTGAGCGGTCGGCGAGTGGAGGACCGCGGTGAAGTGCCCCCCTGGCGAGATGCTGATTTCGGTCCTGTAGCCCTGCGGCCAGGCCCACGCGGTGGCGGGAATCGCCAGGACGCAGGTGGCGAGCAAGGTAAGGGCCACGAGGCGGCGGATCATCGGCTCTCATCCGGTACCGGGAATCCCCAGCGCCGGGCAACCAGCCGGCCCGTGGGCCTGCCGGAGTACCAGGCGGCGAGGAATCCGAGCGTGAACCCAATCAGTTCGGTCACGGGCTTTACCTCCCAGTCGGTGAGTCTCGGGTGGGGCGCTGCATCGCTCCGGGCCACTCCTCCAGCGGTCGGCGCCGGTCTCGGGGGCTGCTCTAGCGGCGGTTGTGAGTCGGGACAGCGGGGTGGGGCTCTAGGCACAATGGACAGTGAGCGTCGTGGGGGCGGATAGGGGGCTAGAGCGCAGGTCAGAAGACCTTTGGGCGAGGTTGAGGGGGGATAGGTCTATCCTTGAGGGGGTCTAGGTCTATCCCCGTCTCTAGCGGCCCTTTGATACGCCCAAGGGGAGCTAGTGCCGGGTGCGAGCCGCACCGGGGGCCCGGATGGTTGGGCGGCAATCCAGGCCAGCCCGGCCTGTCGGCGCATGGCTTGCTCCTCGACGCCCACGAGGCCGTGGCGGTTCACTTGGCACCCGTCGGAGCGTCCTGGAGGTCGGCCAGGCCCTCCAAGGTCACGCCCTTGCGGTTGGCACCGGTGCCGTCGGGGGTGGTGGCCCAGACCTGGCCGGTCCTGATACCGAGGCGGCCAAGCTGGGAGCCGACGTCGGCGGCAGTCCAGCCGTCGTAGGCGTCGGGCCAGCGGCCGGCGAGACGGGAGGCGATGGTCTCGGACCAGAGCTTCGACTCGCCGACGGCGAAGATCTCCCGGACGTCGTCGAGCAGCTTGCGGGGCGGTTCGTTTTCGATGACGTCCTCGCCGGCGGCCATGCCGGTCAGGGTCCCCGCCTTGATGCGCAACTCCCGGCCGCGGGCGACGATCTTGCGGAGCGTCGGGATGTCGCAGATGTGGGTGCGGACCGTCTGACCGGCGCTGCCGGCACTGCCCTCGTCGCCGGCGCCCCGGAGGATACCGACGCCCAGGTGCTGCTCTTCGATCTTGGAGGCATCGAGGCCGGCGGAGTAGGAGCCGGCGCCGAGGATGGTGTCGCTGGCCTGGTAGGTCATGACCCGGAGGGCGAAGCGGGTGCCGATCTGGCCCCGGAGGTCGTCGGGCAGGGTCTGTGCGTCGGGCTTCTGCGTGGCGAGGACGAGCATGATGCCGGCCGCCGGCCCGGTCTTGGCCAGGTCAACCAGCAGCTCGAGGATCGTGTCACCCAGCTCCTTGTGCTCCAGGAGGCGCTGGATCTCATCGACGATGACGACCACGAGCGGCATGTTGAGCCGGCGGTCCCGGCAGATGGACGGGGTGACCTTGCCGTCGGGGCACCGGTCGTCCGGGAGCTTGTTGAGGGCGGTGTAGCGGCGCTCCATCTCGTCAACAAGGCCCTTGAGCGTGCGAGCGAAGGATTCGACCACGCCGTCGCGGATTCCCGAGCCGTACCAGTCGGCGACGTCTGCGAAGGCGGACCAGTCCTTGCCGCCCTTGCCGTCGGCGACGATGAGCTTGACGTAAGGGTCGAGGGCAGCCGCAGCGCCGACCAGGCGGGCGACGTTGGTCTTTCCCATTCTCGGGATGGCCCCCACCAGGAGGGAGGACCAAACGAGCGAGAGGTTGACGGCTCGGCCCCTGGCGGTGAGCCCGAAAGGGAACCCCTTCCAGAAGTCCAGGGTGTCGATTGCGGCGAGGGGGGTGATGGGCGTCTTCGCCGCGTAGGGGTCGGTATCGGCCACCCAGAGCTGCACCCGGCGCTCGGAGCCGTCGGCAGCCCACGGGCCGAGGAAGACCTGGGCGCGCTTTACGTCGAGGCCCGAGGCGATCTGCTGAGTCTTGTCGACGGCTTTCGAGGTCGTCGTGCCGATGGGCAGGAAGACCCGGGCGGCGAAGCCCTTTCCATCACGTGCGACGCCGGGGGCAGCGAAGGTGATCGGGTCCGTGTCCTTGCAGAGCCCTGCGGCGCTGAACGCGGCGACGACCATGTCGGGGGTGATGGGGCGGGCCCCCGGTGCATCGATGGTGCCCTGGTCGACGATGGGGCGATCCTTGCGCCGGCCGTGCCAGCCGAGCAGGCCCACGGCCACGACGGCGGCGAGGGCGGGGATACGGGGGCTCAGAGCCGCGAGGGCGGGGAGACCGAAGACGACGAGGATGGCGACGACGAACAGGCGGCCCCGGACCCGGTGGGAGTGCTCCTTGGAGAGCGAGCGGTACTGAGCCACGTGGCCGCTGCGCTCGTGGCCCATGACGGAGCCTGCGAGCGACGTGATTGCGTGGCGCTGGACCGTGAGGCCGTCGGCATCGAACAGCCAGCGGGCGCCCGAGCCGAGAGCCCGGAACGCCCCGCGGGGACTGTAGACGGCGAGGCGCAGGGCGTACTTGGGGAGGCGCAGGCCGTGAAAGGCCCCCAGGTGGGCCACGTGCAGGACTGCCCAGTGGGTGGCGTTGCGCAGCTCGGCCCGCTGACGGAGCCAGGGGGGCAGGATCGGGCGGTGGGCCGGGCGGGGCTTGGGGGGCTCCGGCGGGGCCACGGGGGCAGGGGCATCGGTGTGGGTGGTGATCCCACGGCCCCGGAAGGTGAGCAGGCGGGAGGCCATGTCAGGGAGCCGAGGTGGGGGCGGGCACGGGGGCCGCGGGAGCGGGGGCGACGCCCGTGCCGCCGCTGACGCCGGAGACAGCGGAGCCTGCAGCGTTCATCCCGGCGCTCACGAGTGCCTGGCCGGCGGACATGACGCGGCCAACGTCGGCCTGGACCTGGGCGGGGTTGTGGGCCGCCCATCCAACGAAACAGAGAGCAACGAGAGCCTTGACGAAGGTTTTCACCTGTGGGTCCTTTCTTTGGGGCCAGCGATGAGGAGCAGGGCGAAACCGAGAACCTTGCCGAGCACCCAGAGCACGAGCAGGAGGGCGAGCCAGTACGCGGGCCCGCCGTCGAGGAAGGCGCCGATCATGTGGGCCGCCGCGGCGGGGATGTCCGATCCGTACTGGGCCATGGTGGGGGTGGTCCGGGCGTTCAGGCACTCGGCCACGGTCCTTGCCGTGTCGCAGGAAGCGGCGAGGGGGCTCACGGCTGCACCCGGAGGTCGATACCAGGGTCGAGGGCGGCGGCCGCGGCTACCAGGCCTGCATCGGGGACCTGGAAGACGTCGTCGAGCTCGAGGTCGACCATGCTGGTTCCGTGGCCGGTGCTGATGACGACGTGGCGGCCGTCGGGCGTCTCATCCTCGACCTCGAAGAGATGGCCCTTGCCGTCCTGGACGAAAGCGCCGATGTTGCTCTGCTCCGGGCCGTAGGGCACCCGCAGACGGCCGTTCTCGATCTCGTGGTAGCGCCGCCTGGCCTTCTCCTGGTCGCCCCAGCACCACTCTTCGCCATTCACCTCGTGCTCTACGTGGCGGGCCAGGACATCCATGCGCTCGGCGCTGGGGGCGATGGGGGAAGCCCAGCCGCAGGAGCAAAAGATCCGGCCAGCGCCAAAAGCCTCGGGGTCCTCGTGGGCGACCTGGTGGTGCTGCCGCACTTCTTCGTCGGTGCGTCTGGGCATCTCGTTGCTCCTTTCTCGGAACTACCTGCGGTGCCTGGACCAGAGCCAGAGCACCAGGGCTACGAACAGGGGATTGCGGCTTTCGGCCCGCACGATGCGGAGGATCCGGGAGCAGGCCCACCAGAGCAGGGCGACCACGAGGGCCGCTACGGGCAGGGGGCCGTGGGCGAAGAGGGCCGAAAGGAGGCTTTCTACCGTACTCATGTTCTCTTGTCCCACATGGCCGCCCCGCTCTAAGCTAGGACATGTATCACGATGTACTAAGTGCCCGATTGTACCGTGTCATATAACAAGTTGGCAAGCCTGTCATGACAGGCAGAGAGGAAGGCCACGATGAACCCCACCGGTCCGAACGCTCTGTACCGACAGCTCGCCGATGAGATCCGCCGTCAGATCCAGGCCGGGGAGCTGGTCCCCGGCACCAAGCTCCCGAGCGAAGCGGAGCTGACCGAGACCCATGAGGTCTCCCGAATCACGGTGCGGCTAGCTCTTGGGCTACTCCGCTCTGAGGGCCTCGTTGAGACAGGTCAGGGGCGGGGGAGCTTCGTGGTTGATCCGACAAGCGTGCCGCTGCGGTTGAACCGCTCGACGATCAACGCTCGCTCGAGGCGCGAGGCGTCCGAGGCCGATGCCCTCCGGACGGACCTACCGCATCGGACGGTGCGGATGGACGTGACGATTGAACTGCTGGCTGCGCCGGATGACATCGCGGCCCGGCTGGGGCTCGCTGAGGGCGAGGAGGTCATCGTGCGGCGGCGGGTGCAATACGTGGACGGGGGGCCAGTGGCGCTAACGGACTCGTGGTTCCCAACGCGGATGGTGGAGGGCACGGAGATCGTGCAGCCGGTCGACATCGTGCGGGGGACGAACCGGATCATGGCGGAGCTGGGGCACGAGGCGGTGCGAGCGACCGAAGAGGTCGGCGCCCGGATGCCCACAGCCGCGGAGGCTGAGGCGCTTCAGCTTGCTGCGGGGATCCCGGTCCTGGTCGCTATCCAGACTGCCCGTGACGCCAAGGACGAGCCAGTGGAGGTGCGCGTCCTCACGCTGCCGACCGACCGACACGTCCTGGTCTACGAGGTCCCGCTGGACGTCTGACGCGGTCAGTGCTGAAAGATCCGGTTGAGGGCGGTGTCGAGGCGGGCCTTGCGGGCCTCCTCGGACCAGTAGCCGCCGCCGTCCTCGAGCATCGAGCCTGTGGGCCGCTGGGGTGGCTGTACGGCCGGGACAAGCTCTTTCCCGGCGTGGGTGGGGCAGTGGTCCCGGGACGGATGCTGGTGCACCCAGCCGTGATCTGCCGCCCAGCGTCGGGCCTCCAGGCGATCGACGTGATCCGGGGTCCTGGCCTCGCAGGCCGGGTGGTCGCAGCAGATCCAGACGTGCTCTTCGATGCTCACACTGCCGGCTGATCGACGCTCATGGGGCGGCCCGCCAGGTCACGGGGACCACGCCGGCGGACAGCGAGCCCGCCACAGCCCGGAAGGCGGCGGGGGAGAGGTCGAGCGCCCGGCCGGTCCACGCCTCGGGGCCGTGGTCTTCCACTGGGACGGTGATGGTGCCGGCAGGGCCGGATACGTCGACCAGCGTGCCACAGGGCAGCGACGGGTGAGCGGTATAGGCAACGAGCCCTGGGAGCAGCGGATGGCGGCCTAGGGCATCCCAGCAGGCCGAGGGCCGCGGGACGTACCAGGAGGCGAGGGCCGGTCTTTCCCGGCTGTCAGGGCCGCTCGACTTGCCCAGGTCCCGGGGCGGCAAACTCCCGGCGGTGCCGCTCGAAGCCTGGGGAGATGCTACCGCAGCGGTGGGGGCCGGGGGCGCCGTCAGGACGGCGAACGCCGTTGTGATGAGGGCGACAATGGTGGCCATCAGGCCAGTCTTTCGATCGGCTTGAGCTCGGCCATCAGGCCCCGGCAGCGCTGGCAGAGAAGCCAGGAGCGCTTTCCGACCGGCATCAGCTCTAGTCGCTCGGGGAGCACCTTGTTGCGGCTTCGGGAGCCTTCCTGGATGCCGCAGCGGTCGCAGGTCGGGGGCTTCGGCTTGGGGCTCATGCCGGCACCTCGTCCCCGTCGTGGAGATCCTCGAGATCGAAGAGTGTGGGGGCGTTCAGTCCGCGTTCCTCGATCTCGAGGTAACGCACGCCGTCTCGGAAGTAGTCGGCGTTGAGCTCGACCGCACGTCCCCGGCGGCCGGCCCGCAGCGCCCGGACGGGAACCGTCATCAGGCCCCCGAACGGGTCGTAGATCAGGTCGCCGGGATTGCTGTAGCGGACAATCAGGCGGTCCACGATGTCGAACTGGAGCGGGCACACGTGGAGTGCCTGGCGGCGCTGGGACTGCGCTGTGTTAAGCGTGAGCATGCGGGCCACGTCGGTCCATACGTCGGGATGCGTCGAGGGCGGGGCAAGGGCCATGAAGTGCGCCGGGAGCTGGCCCATGTCGTCCAGCCCTTCGCCGAGCTTCACGTGGGCCTCGAAGTTGTAGACGTTGTTGCGGGACCACTCCTCGAAGATCCGCATCCGCTGAGCGGTGCTGAGCCCCTCAAGGTCCCGAGCGGTGAGCGCCCGATTGCCGTCGCTGCGCCAGAAGGCGTGGGCGTCGATCTGCCACCGGGAGCGGCTGTAGTCCGCCTTGTCCTTGACCACCGGGACGTCCGCGTAGCCCTTCGTCTGGTCGGTCTGGGGCTTGCGGAAAATGAGGACGTACTCGGGGGAGCCGACACCCATCTTGGAGCCGTCCTTGGCGTTCTCCGACCATCCGAGGCGGTAGCTCTGGTTGTTCTCCTTGACCACATAGGTAACGACCGTGATCATGCCCATGTACTCGAACCCGTGGCGGATCCCGTGCATGATCGCCTCGGCGTGAAAGGGGGCTACCGTCGAGAAGCCGTTCCCGGTCACGTTCCCGAACAGGATCCGGTCCTTCACGTGCCAGCACATGACCCGGCCCGGGCGGAGCACCCGCAGCAGTTCGGGAGTGAGGAAATCCATCTGGCGCCAGAAGTGCTCAGGGTCGTCCGTGTGGCCGAAGTCCTCGTAGGCGGCCACGTACTCGTAGTGATTGCCGAACGGGATGCTGGTGTCGATCGCATCCACCGAGTTCGTCTCCATGGCCATCGTCTCGGGCACGCAGTCGTTGCAAGCCACAAGCCATCCGTCGCCGGACGCCTCTACCCGTTCGACGCCGAGCGAGCGGTCCAGCGCCTCGGTCACGGAGAGCTGGTTCAGGCCGTGCTCACGGATGACCTCGGACATCGTCGCGGTGAGCTCCTCGTGCTGTGCCCACTTCCGCCGCAGGATCTTCACCACCTCGCGCTCGGACTCGGCGTAGATGATGTCGATGACCACCGGCTCGGTTTGGAGGAACCGCTGCACCCTATGGACGCTCTGAATGAAGTCGTTGAACTTGAAACCGACGCCGACGAAGATCTCGCGGTGGCAGTGGCGTTGGAAGTTGCAGCCGCTCCCGGAGAGCTCAGGCTTGGTGGCCAGGAGCCGGAAGTCGCCGTCAGAAAACCCGATAATGCGGTCCTCCCGGACGTCCAGGTCCAGGTTCCCGTAGACCTCGACGGCTCCGGGAATCGCCGCCTTGATCGCCCGGCGCTCGGCCTCCAAGTCGTGCCACAGGATGAAGTGATCGTCGGGCGAGGCATCCACGATCGCCTTTGCTGCGGCCACCCTCTCGACCAGAGTGTCTCTCTTTTCCCTCGCCGCCTGGCTCACCCCGAGAGTGGCATCACGGATGAGGCGGCGCTGCCCGTCTCGGTCCTCGCCGCCGTCACCCTCGACGGGGATCTCATGCCAGCGAACGTCGAGGGGCGGCAGATCGTAGCCCTCGTCCGAGTAGCCAAGCTCGGACGGCCGCTGCAGGAAGATCGCCCACGAGTGCAGCCAGAGGAAGAACTCTTCGGTCTTGTGGGGGTACAGCGTGAGGTTGTTCGCGTGCGTCGAGTCCCGCTGGAAGAAGCGAGTGAGGGCCTGGCCGGTGTCCATGACTCCCAGGAACCCGGCGTAGTGGATCAGCTCCTTGTAGCGGTTCGGCGAGGGGGTCGCGGTGGCGACGAACCGGTACTTGGTGTGCGAGAAGAGTCCCAGAAAGCGCTGGTAGGTCTTCGACCCGAACGACCGGAGAACCGAGGCTTCGTCGAGAGAAACTGCGTCGAAGAGGGTGGGGTCAAGGCGCCCGTCGCGGACCGACTCGTAGTTGGTCAGGTAGATCCCGGGCCCGCCAACCTCCTCGGTTCGGCGGACAAACGTGACCTCGATGCCGAGCAGGTCCCGGGCGTCGCGGGTGAACTCCTGGCGCACTCCGAGAGGGCAGACGATCAGGCAGCGGCAATTCTCACGGGCGAGGATGAGGCGCAAGATCTCGAGCTGCTGGACGCCCTTGCCGAGCCCGAAGGACTCGAACATGGCCCGCCGGCCGCCGGCCGCGGCCCAGCGAACGATGTCGGCCTGGTGAGGCTTGAGGATCGGCGAGAGCTCTAACGGGTCGACCTCGAAGCCGAAGGACTGGCGGAAGTCGAACTTCTCCCGGAGGAACTCCTCGTAGCTCGGGTCACTCGCCACTGGCGCGCCTCCTGTCCTCGGCGTCGACCTTGCGACGCGATGAGCCGCGGCCGTAGCGAAGTCCCTCGGCTGCGGTAATGCGTTCGATCGTTCGCTTGGAGCAGTCCGCTGCCTCAGCCATCTCGTCGAGCGTGGCGCCGACTTGCCACATGGCGACCACCCGTCGTCGTCGGGCTTCTCGCCGGTCAGGTCCGCTGGAGTGCGGGTATGGGCTTAGGCGCAGCTGCCTCGGCTCGTCCAGCGGCGTCACCGAGACCGTCTCGGAGTGACGATTCAGACGGCGCTGCCAGGCCTCGGCGTGCGCTCGCTCTTCGGCCACCAGGGCGTCGAATTCTGCCCGGTGGGCCTCGATCAGCCGGGAGATGGCCCGGCCCCTGGTCCGGGTGCGCATCTGGTGGGCCGCGCCGGAGGGGGTCATGACGCACCATCGCAATCCCCGTGGCAGTTCCGGTAGGTCCCGTCTTCGATGTCCTCCAGGAGCTCGGCCCAGTGCCGGACGACGTTCGACGGGAGGGGGCCGCTCCAGCCCCAGAGAGCCTGCGTCAGTTGCTCGACCAGCTCGAGGGCCGACGGTGCGTCAGGGTCTTCTTTCGACCAGCGGGCCGGGATTGTCCGCTCGGGGATGCTCACGCCGTCAGACCACCATGCCGGGATGCTGTGCTCTGGCGCGCTCATGCTGTGGCCTCGAAGAGCGTGTCCTGCGCTGTGGCTGGGGGTGGGGACACAAGCGGGGGCATGGCGACTCCTGCGGCGAGGGCGAGGGGCAGGCACAGCAGGTGGACTCGGCGGAGGCGAGGACGGCGCCGGCCGTAGAGCACGAGGACGGTCAGATCGTCGGGCCGGAACGCGTTGTTGAACCCGGCGTGGTGGCCGTTCTGCGGCTGGGTGTCGTCCGGGCAGAAGGCGCAGGCGTTCCACCAGACGGGGTCCTTGCGGGGAGTCGGCTTCATGCCGGGAGCCGTTCCTGAGTCCGCGCCTCGACCTGGCGGCGGTGGGCGATGAGCCACCAGGCGAGGGTGGCGTCGTTGCCGGCGAGGATCTCGGCCAGGCGCCCCGGCTCGTCGATTGCCCAGTAGTGCGCCCGGTCCACGAGGTGCTGGCGCAGGTCCTCCTCGGAGGTGAAGTCCCGGAGGTAGTGCTCGTAGCGCCGGAGGTTGTAGACCTCGACGACCTCGGATGGCAGGAGCCGGGTGTGGCCGTCCTCGGCGACAGTGGGCAGGCCCGGGCACTCCTTCGGCCGCTTGCAGATCCCGCAGTCGAAGCTCATGCCCCGTGCCCGGCCGGCATCCCGGGGGCCGCCGCGCTGGATCTCTTCCTCACGCACTCTTCCCACTGCTACTCCTTCCTGCCTCAATGTCGGCGACGACGTGGGGGAGGGCCGTCGGGGATTTGCGCTCGTTCGCTGCGATTCTCAGTGCCGACCGAATGATGTCCAGGGGCTTCTCGATTCGCAGCTCGGCGATTTGTTTAGCAATTTGGTTGCGCCATCGGCTCAACGGATTCCAACCAAACGAGTTGCAGGATTCGACGTAAAAGGTGACAAGGTTTTGGGTGGAGTCCTCTTCATTGCCGTTAAGGGGGGCGCCAGCCCCTGTACTTACGGTTCTTGATGGTTCATAAGGAACACGCGCGAGCGCACCAGTTGCACCCTTATGCGCACCAGTTGCACCCTTTTCGGGATTCTCACGCACCAGTTGCACCCTTTCTTGCGCACCAGTTGCACCCTTTCTTAGGAAGAGGCGGTACTCCGTAACCAATGCTCGGCCACCGGCTGCAAATTGGGTAGCGGCAATTAAACCAGTCTCTTCGAGGTCCCGAAGAGCATATTGGACCGTTCTTATTGAGAGCCCGCATTGCGTTGCGATCGTGGGTACGCCGGGCCTTGCAGACAGCCCGTCGTCGTGGGCGTTGTCGGCGAGCTTCAAGAGGACGAGTTTCTGTGAGCAGCTGAGCGGGATATCCCACACGAGCGTCATGAGTCGGACGCTCACGGCTACCGGCCACGGTGTGTTGCCACCGCTCAGCTCTCGGCTGCGAGCTGGTAGTCGCGGCCCTCGGCGAACACCCGGGAGCCGTCGGGGTAGCGCCAGCTCGAGGCAATGGCGCCGGCGCACGTCCGCATCCGGGGGTCCACCCGGAGCATGTAGCTCTTGTGGTGGCCGTCGGGCTCCGGCGTCGAGTTCGTCACCTCGACCATCACCAGATCCTCGTCGCCCGGGATCACCACCCGGTGCAGCCGGCGTGGGAAGCCCAGCGCGTCGAGATCCTCGTCGACCAGGCCGGCGCCGGCCGCCCGCAGGAACGGTTCCTGCCCATGGATGGCCCACAGCCCGTATCCGTCCCGGTAGGCCACCGCGGGGCCATCTGTGCGGTGCAGGCGCCCTAGCTCGTCCCTGCCCACCACAGAGGGCCGGTAAGCGTCGACTGCATGGTTCGCTTCGCGGCTTAGGCAGTCCATGCAGAACAGCGGCCGGCGCACTGGCGGCGGGGCGGCCTCCGCCTCATCGGCGGCGAGCAGATACTGCTCTGCATGCCACTCCGCTTCGCCGGCGTGCAGCCGCAGCACCTCCGGCCAGGGGACGTGCTCCATCATCGTGCGGAGGACGGCACCCACCAGCTCCGGCGATCCGCCACCGGCCTCCAGCTGATCCGCCCACCACCGCAGCCCGGCGGCGATCCGGATGTTGCGCTCGGACATCGCCCGCTGCGCCCGCTGAAACGCTGGATGCCAGGGCAGGCTCGACAGGAACCGGCCCCTATACGGAGCATGCCGAAGGCCCCACGCGATCTCGATGGCGGAGCGGTAGCCGCCGGGCAGGTCCATGGCGGCGAGGACAGGAGCGAGCGCCCGGGTCAAGGCACTCTCCCGCGGGAAGTAGGTGTAGTCATCCAGCAGGGCCTCGTCCGTCACGAGCGACCATTCGATCTTCGGCTTGCCGAACTCATCCACCGGCTGTTGCTCCCTGCTCCGGATCGCCCCAGGGCCGCACCCGCTCCAGGCGCTCGAACAGCTCCTTCATCTGGGCGACGTTGAAGCTCCTCGGCCAGCTAGCCCCGGCGTCGCTCCCCTCCCAGGCCCCCGGCTTGATCTCCTCGACGTTGTTGCGGAACCACGGCCGCCACTCCGCCGGCAGCCTCGAGGACAGCACCCGGAACTCATCGATCCCCTTCTTCCGCAGCTCCGCCAGCTCCTGGGGATCGTCCGGCTCCGATGCTGCGGCGGGAGGGTGAGCGGGGCTACTCGTACCGCTCTGCTCGCCGTCGGCCTCCCGGTTCGACTCGGGTGGCTGGCGATTCCCCCCCACCACATCTGCTACCTCCGGCGTCATCTCAGGAAGCTCCTCGTCGCCGAAGACGTCGTCCGGTAGGACCTCCCCAAGCTCCTCAGCCAGCGTCTCGTAGACCTCGGAGGCCTCTGCCACTGAGAGATCCGTGAAACTGTCCACCTCTCGCCCCACGATCTCGGAGACCTCTGCAAGCCGCTCAGGGCGCTTCTCCGGCCCCCCCAGACCCTTCAGGCTCGCCAGCGTGTGCAGCGCCCGGAGCTGGGCCTTCGACAGCCCCTTGTCGGCCTCCTTGGGGAACGCCCGCCGCAGCGCGATCCGCAGCGTCTGCTTGCCGAGCTGTTCCTCGGGATTGGTCTCCCACTGCGGCATCAGCCGGCGCTGCCCGTTCTTCGTGTAGTAGCGGGCCCACCGCTTGAACTTCAGGACCACCGTCGTCGGCTCGTGGTCCAAGCGCAGCACCGTCACCATGCACAGCGGCGGGGCGGTATCGGGCAGCCAGGCCCTCGACCACTTCTCGCCGTCGGCGCTGTAGAACGGCCCCCGGTGCCCCAGGTACTCCCCGGTCTCCTCGGCGATCTTCACGAGGCCCGACCAGTGCGGGAAGCATTCCCAGGCTCCCCCAGGCCCGTCGTCGAACTTGATGAAGTAGCACTGCCTGGCAAAGACGTCGAGCCCCATGTGGATCGCCTCGCCAACGACCAGGGCGAGTTCCTCCCGGGACGGCGGCGATTGCCCCTGGCGCACCTTCACCAGGCGGTTGATGAGCACCTGCTCGGCCGTAGTGAGCGTTCCGCCGGCGACTCGGGCGACCATGTCCGTGGGATCGATCGTGGCAATGTCGGTGCTGCCCATCAGGAGCCTCTCTTTCGTTCGGATACAGGCGGGAGCGGGACCGCGCTTCGCAGCGGGATGACCTCTCTGATCGGCCGGCAGTAGCGGCCCCCGGCCCGGAGCTTGCGGTGCTCCGCCGGGCACGAGCAGACCCACTGCCCGTCGAACAGGCAGGCCACCAGGTAGGGGACCTCCCCGTGCTGGCTTGGAACCGCGTAGATGTCGGCGAGGCCGAGGGCCACGCAGGCCGGCAGCTCCTCTGAGGCGTTCAAAGCGAATCACCCCAGGAGTCGGAACCTTCCTTCTCCCAGTCGAGCTCGAAGCCCTCGTTGTTGTGCGGCGTGAGGTCAAAGTGGCGGGTGCGAACGACCGGCCAGAGATGGTTAGCGTGGCCGATGATGAGCACTACCGCGACAGCGATGGAGACGGTGAACCCGACGAGTCCGAAGAAGCTCACCAGTGCAGCACGGGCGGTATCTAGATTCATGCGTTCCCTCCTCGAATGAGCGTCAGATGGTGCAGTGGAGGTGGAGGCCATCAGCGCTCACCCCCTTCGGGCAGGCCGGGGCCCGCCACGAGCTTCGCCAGGTCCTCGCCCAGGATCGCCTCGGCCGTGACGCTGGCGATGGCTGTCCAGAGCAGAGGCACGGGCACCTCGTAGCCGTTCTCAGCGGCGAAGACGTTGAGTGCGGCCACCATCCGCACGAAGAGATCGTCCTCCGGCCGGGATTCAGCCTCCGGCAGCTCCGCATCCCGCGGCACGAGCCGGACGTGGCTGAGGGCGGGACAGGGGGCCTCTGCGTAGCCGGCTGCGAGAGCATCGAGCCGGGCCAGGTTTCGGCTGAACCGCACGTGGCTGCGCCAGAGGTCGACCAGCGACACGGCGATGACGGCCATGCAGATAGCGGGCAGGATCATCGCAGTCCGGCTCACAGCGCGCCCGCTGCGACCCTGGTATCGACCTCGTGGTGACATGCGGCCAGGGCCTCGATGTACCGCTCCCGGCTGACGCCGAGGAAGTCGGCCATGAAGCGGAGCTCGAACGTCTTCTCCGCGGCGTGCCGCTCGGCGAGCATGGGGGCCAGGTCCCCGTCGGCCCTCGGGCCAAAGAAAGCGACCTGGAGGCCCGAGGGGTCGAACACGAGCCAGGCACCGCCGTCGTCGGGACGCGCGGTGTATTCGGGGATGCGTGCCATCAGGCACTCCTTTCTTGACGTAGGCAACAGGGATCGCCGTTGGCGTGGTGTGGGCAGCGGATCGGCTCTCGCTTCTGTGCCGCGGGCCGGGGCTTGACGACTACCCGCAGCAGCGGCCTCCCGCAGCCCTCCCGCTCGCAGAGCGTGGCGTTGAGGCGCCGGGCAGCATCCTCGGTGAGGCCCTCGATCCGGTGCCCCCCGGTACAGCCCATCGTGACGGCGAACTCGAGGCCCTTGGTCACTCCGCCCACCCTTCGAGCAGCTTCGCTTCCCGGCAATCGGGCTCGCAGATGAACAGCGTGTGGTGGGCCCCCGTGTACTCGAGTCCCGCGACCACCTTCAGTGGCACCATCGCCCCGCCCTCGGCGGCGGCTGTGTGGCAGTAGGCGCATGCCGTGCCGTCCAGCTGCGCCGCGCTCAGGCCCCCGAGAAAGGCGAGGGCCACGTCGGCCCGCAGCCGCTCGGCCTTCGACAGCGCCTTAGCGGCCCGCTCCCCCAGCTCGACGACATCGAACTCAGACGGAGGCTCGATGACGAAGTTCGTGGGTCGGCAACTGGCACGCCCGGCCGCCCATTCCAGCGCCTCCCGGGCGACGATGAGACTCTTGAGGACGTCATCCTCCTGCGGCTCCCGGATCTGCGCCGTCAGCGAGGTGACCTCTGCCTGAATCTCGGCGGCGGCCCTCATGCGTCACCGTCCGATCGGCCAAGTGCGGCGATGACCTTTGCGACCTCGTCGGGGTTATACCGACGGTGCCCGCCGAGCGTGCGGACGTACGGCAGCTTGCCCTCGTTCGAGTACCGGCCGATCGTCTTCGGCGAGACGTGTAGCAGCTCCGCGACCTCGCCCGCCGTGAGGAACCTCGGTGGTGCTTCGAACTTAGCCATTCCAGATCTCCCTGCTTGGTAAGCTGTCCGAAAGCCGTTCAGACCTCCGGTGCCCCGTCGTTCTCAGCGGCGGGGTGCCACTGTTTTCAGGCGCTCTTCTCTTCGGCCTTCTCAGCCAGGTACTCGCGGATCACCCGGTAGACGTAGGACTCGTTCAGGTCGAGCTGGCGGGCAATCGGGCGCCCGTTCAGGCCGCTGTCGTAGAGCCGCCGAATCTCGGTCTTGTTCTTCTCCCCGGAAGCCTTGCTGTGGGGGATCGGTTCACGATCGGTGGTGAGCATGGAGTGCACAGTACACTGAACACCGTACGAGCGTCAACCCTTTTGTCTGGAAAACGTGGGCGTCCACTTTGGGCGCTTGTTCAGGGGACAGTGCTAGCTGTACTGTGTGGTCTGTACAGTGAAGGCCGTACAGACCACGGGGGACCAGAGCTATGACTGTCGGAGAGATGCTTCGGGAGGCCAGGGGGGACAGATCATTGAGGCAGGCCGCAGGTGTACTTGGCATCGAGCCAAGCGCCTACCGAGCTTGGGAGCAGGATTTCTCCAAGCCGCGAGCCGACAAGGCCGATGCTCTGGCGGCCTTCCTACGGCTGACGAAGGCGGATGTCCTGGGCTTGCTCGGTATCCTCAGCCCGGATGAAGTTGAGGCGCTGCGCATGTCGCCTCGCAATCCCACGCCGGCTCGAGCGAAGCGCAAGGTTCTGCCGTCCGCCGCTGCCCAGGGTTCGGTTACGATCCCCGAAGAACAGGGCGCTTACCTCAGCGGCCCGATCTCTGTGCCAATTCTTGCCCTAGTTGCATAGCTGTAAGTACGGCCGAGACGGCTGGCTGTAACCTCTCCCTCACTCTGGACATTCTGGGTTGGGCACGCTAACTTGTCCTGGAATGTCCTACTTGCTTGTTCTATGCGAGGCATGCCCACTTGGATGCCTTTGAGCTCTACCGAAGATGGTGGGCGGAGGTGCCCGGGCGGCTCGGGACGGCAACGGTCAAGCGGTACCGGCGCGAGGTCTTCGCAGCCTGCGCCGACATGGGCCGCCACCCCCTGGACGTCACCGTGCGGGACGTCGATCGCCATCTCGGCGAGCTGCGCCCCCAACACGCCTCGCTGCGCCGGGCAGCTCTCGCCGACTTCTTCGGCTTCCTGGAGCGCCGCGGCCTCCGGCCCGACAACCCTCTGAAGGAGGCCCGCAAGGCGCGGGTCAGCCGCCAGAAGGTAAAGCGGGGGTGGACGGAAGAGGAGCTGTTCGCCGTGTTCCAGACCGCCATCTGGATCGGCCACTACGGCCGGCGGGGGACCGGCCACGACGTCGCCTGGGCGATCCTGGCCCAGTACGGCCTGTGCCTGCGCCCGGGCGAGATCTGCCGCTTAGCTAAGTCCCAGATCAACCTCAACGGCCGCAGCTCGTGCGTCTACATCACCGATACGAAGACCGGCAACGACCGCATTGTGCCGGTCGTGGGTGTGGCCCGCGTCGCCCTGGAGAACCTCCTCGAGCTGACTCCGGCGACGTCGGCCTACCTCATCACCGTGGGCACCACCCGCTACTGGGAGCTGGTCAGCGCCGCCGCCCGCCTCGCCGGCCTGCCCCCGGAGAAGTGCCGGCCCTACGCCCTACGCCACACGGGGGCCACGCACCTGGCCGAGCGCGGCGTCCATCCTCGCCTGATCGCCGAGATCCTCGGCCACGTCGACCTCCGCCACGTCATGACCTACACCCAGCCGAACGACGCAGCGCTGCGGGAAGCGCTCTCGAAGCTCGAGGGGCCTGCCTCAGGATGACGATGCCGGGAGACACGGATTGTAGATTCGGAGGCGTGTCCCCTTGTTGATATATCTCCTTGTCGACGTTGTGCCTAGCTTGTGGATTCGGAGGCATATCTACTTGTCCCCATTGTGCGTAAGTCGTTGGGAGCCTTACGAGACCTTTTAGTGGAGGTTGATCAGCAGCAGCCAGCGGGACGAAGATCCCCCCGAAGACGAGAGCTTGGGGATCGGTAGCCAGTAGCCTGACCGGTTACGCCGGAGGCTGGCTACCACCCTGCCGGCAGCGAGGGAACGTGATTCGCCCGGGCTTCTCTCGCCCGCCGCTGGACCTCTTCCTTTTTCATTGTCTCCCACCAGATTCCCCGGATGTGGCTGGGCGGGATCCACCCGGTAAGTTCGCTTTCGCAGATGGGACAGGTGACATCGCCGAACCGGATCCCCTTGGCCGAATCCACGGTTACCGCCGCTTCGGGGATGGTCAGGATGTGGACGTGATTTGCGGCGGGGCAGTGGTACTCCACGATCGCGCCGGATAGCGCCTCCGAGAGAGGATCAAGGCTCGTCATCGGATGGCCTCATGACGACTTCAGGTAGCCACCGACGACGGGCAGCAGCGGCCCGGTCACGGCCAGGATCCCCGTCTTCAGCGTCAGGCCCCCGCTGGCATAGAGCGCTGACAGGCTGAGGATGACGAACACCCCGCCCGTCAGCGCCGCCACCTTGATCTTCGGGTGGATGACCGTCAGCGGAAGCTGGCCCACCGCAGGAGGAATGCTCACTGGCCCGGCAGCTTGACGCCCTGCATGGGATTCACCTTGGCAACGTCCTTCGCCAGATCCGTCTGAAGCGTGGGCGCAGCGGCGACCGGGGCAGCCGGCAGGACGATGGGCACTGAGGTCGGGACGGCAGCCTGAGCAGCCATAGCGACGACCGTGGCCGTGTGTCCCGTCAGCGCCTGCACCTGAGCCAGTGTTGCCTTCCCGTCGGTGACGTCCTTGCTCATGACCGTCATCGTCGCCTTCAGGTCCCCTAGCAGTGTCGGGAGAAGTCTGAGGATTGCCAGCAACTCATCCAGCTTGGCGTGCAGCTTCTTGAACATGAACTCTCCTCTCAGCCGATGATGCTGTGACCAACGACTTGCAGTAGGGCGGCCACCGTATCGAAGCCTCCGCCCAGGAACGGGCCGATGACCGGAACAAAGTGGGTGAAGAACGAACCGATGACGGTGAAGATCGCTGATGCCATGGCGTCTCCTCTCTACGGTGGACAGATGATCGGACACTGGATCTGCACGGCTGGGGTCGGCGTATTCGATGGGCTTGGCGTGGGCGTGGGCTCGGGAGTGGGCGTTGGAGCGGGCAGTCCCATAGGCCCGGGCGGTCCTTGCGGCCCGACGTCGCCGGGTGGACCTGCTGGTCCGGGCAAACCCGGCGCCCCCGGCTCACCAGGACTCCCCACGAAGCCGGACAATCCGGGTGAGCCCGCGGGCCCTGGCAGACCTGGAGCCCCAGACGGACCAGCAGGCCCTGCGGGACCCGCAGGGCCTTGAGGACCCTGGGGGCCGGTAAGCCCGGGAATGCCCTGTAACCCCTGGGTACCCGTTGCACCGGCTACCCCCGTAGCCCCAATGATGCCCTCCACCATTTTGCTGTTGTTGGCGAGAGCGTCGATGATCGGCTTCTGCTTCTCGGGCGGCAGAGGCTTGGCAAGCTCGGCCAGATAGACACGGCGCTGCGCTTCGAGGACCTTGATCCGGCCGAGGGCGTGCGCGTAGCGGTAGCCCTGAAAGGCAAAGCCGACGACCATCAGGAAGATGACCGCGTAGGCGACGAACAGACCCCGTTCGTTCGGCAACCGGCCCCTCTCGGGTGCCTGCGCGAACTTCTCGGTAAGAGCTTCCGACTCCTGCCTGATGCTCACCGCTGGTTCCCCCGAGAGCGCGCCTCGGCGACTGTGCCCCCAACCCGGATCTCGGCGAGGCTGTCCCGCATCGTTCGCATCGTGTTCTCCAGCTCGTTGATCTTCGTGTGCAACTCAACGATCACAGCGGTCTTCTGCACATCGGTGGCGGTCATTGAGATGACCACCATGCGCAGCTCGTCGATCGTCTTCTGCATGGTGTTGGCGGCTGCTTCCAGCGAGTCGATCCTGGCCAGCGTGCGGCCCTGGAACTTGTCGGCGGCGGCCCACATATCTGCGGCTGTGCTCCGGGCCACATCTCCCGAAGTGGTCCGCTTCAGGGTCCGCCGGGTCATGTAACCCGTGACGGCGGCGGCTAGCACGATCCCTGCCCCGGCAACCACCTCTGGGGAGACATTCACCGCCCCGCCGCCTGCAGGGACAGCCATAGGAGGACGACCCCGGCGGTGATGAGCCCGGAGGCCGTCGCCAGCAGGAACCAGGTTCCACGGTTCACCGGGCCGGCCGGAAAGCCACGACCGTGAGCGCCACAGTCCAGGGGATCGTCAAGAGGAACCAGGCTGCGCCGCTCACGCGGTGCCCGCAGTCATCGGGCCGGATGCGACACGAGCAGTATGGCGTACCCGAACAGGAGGATGGCCCCCATGAGGAGACACAGGAGAAGGTAGCCCCGCATCAGTAGACCGGACCATAGCGTTTGCCATCGGTGGCCACAGTGACGTGGCAATCTGTCGGCCCCCATCCCTTCGAGGCCGCGTCCTTGAGCTCCTGCGGCGTGCTCGGGAACTCCAGGTGATCGGCCGTCATCCCGGCGAAGTAGGGCTTCCCGTGGGCGTTGCCCCGGTCGGGCGCGCCCATCGCTGCGATGCCGGCGTCGGGGAACAGCCCCCAGGCTCCGATTCCTGGTCGGGCCAGGTAGGAACGGATCTGCAACGGCGGATCGAACACGGCCAGTCCTTTCGGTCGCGGGGTGGACGGGGGGACGGGAGCAGGTTGGCCAAGGACGAGGGAGATGAAGTAGTCGATCGGGAATCCGGGGCCCGGATCCCAGTGGTCGCCCCCGAAGGCCTTCGAGCACTCGAAATGCGTCGTGATGCCCGGCAGGCCGGCAGCCAGGTCGGCGGCGCGCCGGAAGACGATCGGGATCCCCTTCTCGTCCGCCTTGGCCCGGACCCTCTGAGCGGCGATCGACAGCATCTCGTGGCCGTAGGGGTCCAACCACTCGTTCGTCGCCTGGGCTGCGTAGCCGGTCATCTCGAAGTGGTAGCCAAGAGAGTTGGCACCGGGCGCCGCCCATGCCACGTCGCCGTCCTGGACGCACTGAATGACAGCGCCGTTGTCGATGCACTCGTGTGCCGAGGCCCCGCTCTGGCGGGGCACGTCCATCGTGGCGAAGTAGTTGGCGACCGCCGCGGCGGTCCCGCCCTTGTTGGGCGCCTGCATGTCGTGCAGGACCAACCAGATGATCCGGCGGCCGCCGACTACCGTGTAGAACTTCGCCTGGACGAAGGGGACCGCCATCACGTGCCTGCCGTCGAGTCGAGGAGGTTGAGCTCTCTGCGGATGAGGGCCGAGCACTCCCTCGTCAGCAGCGCCACCTGGCCCACCACATCAGGCATCGCCGGCGACGAGAGAGCAAGGTATGTGGCGTTGCGGGCCAGGGCCGCCTGGAGGCGCTGCTGAAGAGCGCCGTAGTTCGTGACGGCCGTGGCCTGCGCAGCTGCTACAGCGGGAGCCGCGGCAACCATCGCCGAGACTGCCGCATCGAGGGCGGCTTGATCGACGTTGGCCAGCACCACGGTCGAACCGTCGTCTCCCTGGCTCGTGTAGACGTCCGCACCACCGAGCGCCTGTTTGAGCTGCACGGGATCGACGGGCACCGTGACACCTCGCACGACGGCGGTGAAGTCGGTGCGGAGACCTGCCCGCCGATCGATGCCGGACCCGGGCGGATTGGCTGCTGTGCTCAAAGGACCTCCGATCAAGAGAGCTTGTTGGCTGGCCACACGGTGAGTCCGCGGTTCAGGAAGGTCCCGGTCCCGCTGCCCACCCGGTATTTGGCGGTGAAGACGTTCGTCCCCGGCGTGAGATTTTGGACCAGGACCGCAAAGGAGAGCTGAAGGAGTGCCGCGGCGCCGGCGTCCACCTTGATCCCCCAGACATCCGTCGCCGCCACCGTCGTGGCGCCGGAGACGGCAAACCCTATGCGGGGCGTGACGCCCGCTCCGGTCGTATCCACCTCCGCCGTCACGATCACGAGGGCCATAGTGCCCGTGAGCAAGGTCACAGCGGGCCCCACCGTCGCCAGGTCGGTGTAGGAGGTCGAGGTCGTGGTTTGGGAGGTGGTCACGCCGGCGCTCGAGGGCCGGGTGCGGGCATCCAGGTCCACGATGTCGTTGCCCAGGATCGTGAGCGAGCTCGCCGGCAGCGCAGCTCCGGCGACGAAGCCCGGGGGGACGGTGTAGCCCATCAGAAGACCAGCACATTCGAGCTGTCCAGCAGGCTCGTATCGAGGATGAACGGCGAGAGCTGAAGGTCGGTCCCCGTTGTGTGGAAAGTCACGATCCACTGGCCGGGCTTCGTCACGTCGTGATCGATGCCGATGATCAGAACGGCCTGGGAGATGCGGGCCCCCGAAAGTGGGGGCGTGAAAGCGGCCGTGACCCGGTCCCACTTCTCGAGCCCCAGGACGGTGTCCTGGTTGGCATCGGTGATCGGCACCACGATCGTCTCGAAGCGCCACCGGTTCGGGTTCTTCAGCAGAGCCAAGAGCCACTGCGCCTGCGCCGTGGCGTCGACGTCGGAGTTGCTGATGGAGCTCTCGACATGGTCCTGCACCGTGCCGGAGGCAGTGATCTGGGCCTGATCGAAGACCACCGCTGTGATCCCGTTGCGCCGCGTGACCGTGACCCGGTTGGCCAGCTCGACGTCGTCGAAGGCCATGCCCAGAGCCGTGTACCCGATCTCCGTGCCCCCCTGGTCCCCGAAGGTTGCCTGTGAGACGGTGTTGCGCGCCGGGCCGCTCTGGTTCGAGTGCCGGTTCCGCAGCATGACCTTGCCGTCCCGGGCCATGGTCAGGCACCCGCCCTCGGTGGCGTCGACGAGGCGCAGGTGATCCAACGCCTTCTGGCCGGCCAGGTCAGCGGCGTCCGTGAGAGTAGCGGCACCGGCATCGAGGTCCCGGTCGGCGGCGGGCCAGCCGAGCTGGTCCAGGACGTGGGCGACCCGGGCGTCGGAGGTATCCCCGACCCAGGCCGTCCGGGCGGCGTTGTGAGCGGCCACCTGAGTGGGTGAGAGGGCGGTCGAGTAGATCGCCACCTCGTCGACCACATAGGGACCCGTGAGGCTGGGGACGACGACGTTGGCTCCGATGCTGGCGGGCGCGGCCACGGAGTCGATCGGCCCAGTGCCCCCCGTGGCGCTGCCGACGCTGGCACCGTCGACGTAGAGCGTCACCACCCCGGCCGCGGTGTGGGTGAGGACGTAGTGATGAGGGAGGCCGTCAGCGTAAGCCGCGGAAGGGCTGGTGATCCCCGTTCCGATGCCCTGGATGTAGGCAAAGGCATGCCCCGCCCCCCCGGTTGCGTTGACGTTCAGGGCAATGTTGGCACCCCCTACTCCCTGAAAGAAGAGAGTGCACCCGTCCGGCCCGGCGTTCACTGCCAGGAGACCTTCGACACTCCAGTCGGCCGTTCCCGAGAGCTGCACCGGTGGAGGCAGAGAGACGGAACCGGTCCAGCCAGCAATGGTGATCGCCTTGTCGGAAACGTCGCTGACGAGGGTGGAGGCCCCCAAGGTCACGCCTCCCCGATAGGTCCCGTTGTTGGCGTTGCCACTGGAGTCGACCGCCGTCGAGCCACTTGGCTCGGCCAGCCGGTAGTAGGCCACAGGGTTGTCGCTCATCACGGCAGCCTGATAGGGATTCACCAGTTGGGCCCCCGCAAAGAGCCTGAAAGCGTCCGACGCGGTGAGGGTGCTGGCCGCGTCCTTCCAGTCCTTGGGGTAGGTGGGGACGACCTTTTCGACGAAGCCCACAGCGATGGGGTAGGTGGTCCCGGTCCCTCCGTGGGCGACAGCCCGGAACCTCACCCTCTTGCGGAGCTTTACGTTCGGGTAGTTGGCCCCGGCAGCGAACAGCGGCTCCAGTGAGCGGTCCCGGTTGCCGAAGCTGGCAACGATGACGCCGGCGTCGAAGCGCCCGAGGGCGGCCGAGCGGTGGTTGCCTGTCACCTTGAGCGTCCTGCACCTGGGGACGGTGGTCCACGAGGGCATGGCCAGCGGGTCCGTGGTCCATGCTGCCTCTGCAACCAGTGTGGGTAGGGCCATCAGAAGCGCCCTCCCGAGAGGTTCCCGTTGCGACGGGCGCTGTTGAGTTGGTGCGTGGTGACGTTGTCGGCGATCTCCTTGCCGTCGAGGTAGAGGTGCGTGTGCAGCTCCACCATCCCGACCGTGCCTGACGAGGCGATGTCCGCTGTCCCCGCGGTGCGCATGCCCCGCATCCCGGCGAGCAGGTCGCTGAACTGGCCGGGCGTGAACACCGTCTCGCCGCCGTGGACAACCGCCCAGCGGGGGACCCCGACAGGCCCCGGTACCGGGCCGCCGAGGGCGAGGTGCGGGATCGGGTGGGCGCCCCCGATGGCTCCCCCGGTGGCCATGGCCTGCAGCGTGGCATCGTCGAACTTCACCGTCGCTGGGATCACTATCCCGTTCTGCTGCCAGTAGGTCTTCCACGCGCTGAGCTGGTCGGTCACCTGGCCCGTCGCCGTGGTCAGCCGGCTCCCGAGGTCGTTGATAGCCCCGGTTCCGTGAAGGACTACCTCGTCGCGCAGCGCCTGCAGCTCGGGGCCGGCCTTGGGTCCCAGCGCCGCCAGGGGCTCGAGGATGGCCGCCGACACCTGGTGGTCCATGAGGAACTGCATGTTCGATGCCCAGGCCAGCATGTCGGTGATCTGCTTGTCCATCTGGACCTTGAACTCGGCGAAGGTGGTGGTCACCGCCTTGGTCACGCCCCCCACGGTGGTGAGATCGTCGGCGAGTGACCGCTGGGCCGCTGCGATCCCCTTGACGAGTGCCTCGTCGGGGGCCTGGGCGACCTGGAGCGCCTTGGCCGCGTCCGCCTCGGCATTCGTCGCGTCGGTCACGGCCCGAAGGGCGTCGGCCTCGGCCCTCAGCCCGTCCGTCGTGTCCTCGTGGGCCTTCTGCAGGGCCTGCTCGGCAGCGACCCGGGGAGCGGACCCCGCGTCGGCCTCGTGCTGCAGGTCGTAGAGGGCCTTGGCAGCGGCAGCCTCCGCGTTCGTCGCGTCGGTCACCCCGTACTTGGCCCGGTTGAGGTCGATGAGGGCCTGGGCCTGCTGGTCGGCCGTGAGGGTGTTGTCGGCCTGGGCTGTATCAGCGGCAGCCTGGGCTGCCCGGAACCTGATAGCCGCCTCAGCGCTGTCGTCGTGGGCCTTGCCGAGGTCCTCCACCGCCTTGGCAGCATCGGCGGGGGCGGGGCCGTTCAGGATGTCTGCGAGGGCCTTGGCCGCGTCGGCCTCCTTCTTCTGCAGGGCCGTCACGGCCTCGACGGACTTGCCGTACGCGACGCTGGCGGACTCTGCCCCCTTGGCAGCGGTCTCGATCCCCTTCTCCGCCGATTCGAGCGCCTTCGTGTTGATCACGCCGGCGGCCCGCAGCTCGTTGAGGTGGGCCTGATCGTCGGCGGCCTGGCGCTGCGACTTCGCCGTCGAGGCAGTCTGGGTCCCCAGGTTGGAGATGTTGGTCACGACCGTGGGCACGATGCTGAAGGTGTTCATGGTGGCCGTGGTCCAGCTCGCCACCTCCTGGGCGGCCTTCTGCGTTGCCGCGGCGTTATCGGCGAGCGCCTGGTTCTCGGCCTCCAGCTCGGTGCGAGTGGCGGCCACGGCTTTGGTGCTGTCGCCCATCACGAGGTGCCAGGCCTTCATCCCCCACGCAATCGGCCCGCCCAGGATCGTCCCGAGCCCGCCGAGGCCGTGGTCCACGCTCTCGATCCAGCCGTTGATGGCCCGCAGGTCCTCGATGCCGGTGGTGATCCAGTGGAGGAAGTTGGTAATGGCCGGGATCGCGGCCTGCCCGAGGGTGACCTCGATCCCCTTGAAGGCCTCGCCCATGTCCCGCTGCGCCATCGTGTAGGCCTTGGCCTGGGCAAGACCCTTCTCGCCGAAGGTGAGCCCCAGCTTGTCGGCCTCCTTGCCCACCCGGACGATCTCATCCGCGTTGGCCGAGAGGATCGGGCGCAGCGCCGTCCCGCCCCTGCCGAAGGTGTCGAGCAGGAAAGTGTTGCGCTCGACGGCGGTGCCGAGCGACTGGTACTTCTCCGCCAGCAGGGGCAGGTCCTTGGTCAGGTCCTGGCCCTTCATGTCGGCCAGCTCCGCCTCGGTGAACCAGGCCTTGAACTTCGGCCCCCCCTCCTCGAGGTTCTTGGAGAAGCGCACCAGGGAAGCCCCGCCCGTGTCGACGTCGATACCGAAGTGGACGAACTCGGCCCTCAGCCGGGAAGCGTCCTCGGCGCTCGAGCCGGTGACCGCCTGGAGCTTGCGGATCTCCCCGGCCATGGAGGCCGCAACGTCGGCCGCCCCCTTCAACCCCACTGCGAGGCCGACGGCGGCTGCGATCCCGATCCCGATCGGCCCGGCGATCCCGGCGATCCCTGCTCCCGCCGACTCGGCCCCAGCCGCGGCCTCCCCGCCGGCGCCGGCCAGACCTTTGAGCGCGGTCTCGCCCTCGCCGACGATGCCCTTGACGCTGCCCAGGTTCACGCCGAAGGCACCGGAGAGCTTGGAGAGCTGGCCCTGCATGAAGGTGCTGACCTGGCCGAGGTTGCTCCCCATCTGGGTGTGGGCGCCCTCGATCTCCTTGGCTGTCGCCTTGAGAGAGGTGGCGTCGCCCGAGTACTTGAGGATGAGCGCCCGCACGGCCCCCGCCATCAGCCGAACCACCCGTACATGGTCACGATCTCCGCCATCTGCTGGTCAACGAGCTTGTCGACCTCGGCCCCCTTCTCACGCAGCGCCCGGTGCCCGTAGCGGCCGGGTGCCCCGTGGGCCATCCAGCCCGGCTTCTGCGACCACTCCGCCGCCTCGGCCCAATCCTTCTCGAAGACAATCTGACCCTCAGTCCCCGAGACCTGCAGCCGCCCGGCGGCTGCCACCTGGCGGGAGGGCGACAGCTCCTGCGCCCGGGACAGGACCGGTTTGCCTGCCGCCTCAAGCCCCTTGTGCAGCGCGGCGTCCACGCCGGAGACGGACCTGCGGACGGCGGCCGTGAATTCCCCGAGGTTGACGATCTCGATCGTCGGTGCCATCAGCCGGTCATCTCCTTGAGCCTGCATTGAAGATCCAGCCGCTTCCGCTCGGCGGCTGCTGCTGCCGCCCGTTCCATGTCGGCCTCGTAGAAGCTGCGCAGCGCCTCGAGCACGCCCGCCGGCGGGCCGCCGTCGACGGGGTCCGGCGTCCAGGCCGGGATCTGGTACAGCGCCGAGATCCCCGCTACGAGGGCGTCTGCGGCGCTCCAGGAGGGTCCTGGGAGCCCTCACCCTCTTCGGCGGCCTGATCTGCCTCCGGATAGGTCGTCAGGTCCCTGAAGTCGACCAGGCCCTCGCAGAAGACCACGTAGTCCCTGCCCGCCCTCGGGAGGTCCTGGCGCTGCAGCTCCCGCCAGGCAAAGTAGAGCCAGAAGCTCGTGGGCACCTCCTGGACGTCCTCATAGCCACGCAGGAACACCCACGGCGAGGCGTGGAACTCCCGCTCGTAGGCGAGCACGTCCTTGAGCGGCAGCGGGGTGCCGACAGGCCAGAGGCGGGCATCCAGCTCGAGCTCCTGGCCCCCGTCGAACTTCAGGTACCAGCGCCGCCCCATCAGTAGGCGGCCACGGTGTTCTTCACCACCGCGCTCACGATGTTGCCGCCCGTCGGGCGGAAGGCCGTGCCGGCAAAGGTGACGGCCGCCGCCCCGCCCTTGGGCTTGGCATCGGGCATGTCGGCGAGGAAGGTGACCCGGTTCGAGAAGATCCGCAGCGACGTGTTCGTGTCGTAGGCGAACGTGACGTCCGCGCTGCCGATCGGCGGGGTACCCGAAGGGGTCAGGCCGGTCCCGCTGCCCGTCTCCAGCTTGTACCACTGGGTCAGATCGTTCGGCACCAACGTGAGGCTGTAGGCGACCTCCAGCTGGCCCGTGACGATGTCATCCGGCATCTGCGAGGCGGCCAGGATGACCGAATCGGCGTTGCGCTTCAGGATGATGGTGCCGGCCGAGACCTTGGCCGCGATGGGCGTCGAGCTGGCCGCGTCCATCAGGAACGTGGCGCCAGCGCCGGAGAAGAACGGCTGCCCTGCCTCGTCGTTGAAGGCGGCCGCAGCGCCGAGGGTGACCGTAACTCCGGCGGCCGTCGCGATGGCGTTGACGGCCACGCCGGCGGTGGTTGCCATGGCGAGGCTGGTGGCGCTCGCCACGCTGCCCACGACGGTGTTCGCCGGGATGCCGGCGCCGCTGATGGGCCGGCCGACGTCCGCCTGGGTGAAGAGCCCCAGCGCCGCGCTGGTCACGTTGGGGCCGCCGCTGGTGGTGGCGCCGTCGGTAAAGGCCCGGGAGGCCTGGTTGGTCCAGATCGTCTTCCCGGCCAGGGTGGCGGTCATGTCGACTTTTCCCGGGCCCGCCCACTTGAACTCCAGCTGGTCGACCTTCAGGTCCTCGAGCACCGCGTACTCAGCGCCGTAGCGAGCCGCGCCCGAGAGCCACGGCAGCGGCTCGTTCGCCGGGGTGAGGGTGTGGGTGTAGTTCGGCGTGCTGCCGGTGACGACGTCGGCGCCGAGCATCTCGTACAGGAACAGCCCGGCGAGGCGGGCATAGGCCAGCGTGGGGACCACGAGGCCGGGCTTGACGCTGCGGCGCTCGACCTCGCTGAAGCCCGGGAACGCCGAGGTGAGCGGGATCTCGCCCTGGTCGATCGCCTCGTTCCACGGCTTGCCGCTCTCGAGGCCCACGCCATAGGTCGGCGGTGCACCGACGCCCACGGCGCTCTGCTTGCCGAAGGCGACGGCGACATTGCTACTGGGAATCCCCATGGCTCACCTCCTCGACGGCGCCGGCGGGAACGGGGATGCCCGCGGTGCGCTCCAACTCGGCGACCTCGCCCGGCTCGTCTTCGATCACCGTGGCGAAGCCCTGCGCTACGAGGTGACGAAGTGCGGCCGCACTTCCCGGCGAGGCTATTGCCAGGTCGTACGTTCCTGCCTCGAACGAGGCCTCATGACGTTCCCCGTCAGCGGCGATATCGACCGTGCAGGGCTCGGGTACCTGGATCTGCAACGCTTGCCTCCTATCTCGATCGCTGGCAGGCCACTGCCACGGTCTTCCTGCAGCCCCGGCCGCTGTTCACCGTCTGGAAGTCCCAGATCGGCCCGCCGATCGCTGATGCGTCCTGCACCGCGCCCCCCAGCGTGCGGTCCGCCACGATGGCGGCCTCCACCTCCGCGATGTAGCCCTCGACGACGTCGCGGGCCTCCTGCCAGGCGTTGCTCCCGGCCCGCTCCACCTGGATGTGCACGTCGATCGTGTAGGTCTCTTCCACGGACCTGGCCCCCACGCCCGTGGTCAGGTCCTCCGTCTTGTGGTCGGGAACGATCCCCGTGACCCAGATCGACTCGGGTTGCTTGGGGTGCGGCATGTTGAACCCGACGTCGACGGGGACGGCGTTCGCCACAATCAGCGCCCGGGCGGCGATCGCCGCTGCCAGTGCGTCCTGCGCGGCCCCCACCGAGCTGGGCATCAGAAGCCGTCCGGCCCCGCCCACTCGATGGACTCGCCCTCGAGGAAGCCCTCGCCGGCGATCTCCGTCGGCAGGAAGATGTCCGCCCACGGCCACTCGGACGTCTCCACCCGGCCCCTCGTCGTGGGCTTGGTCCACAGCCCCGTGTTCCCGGCCGCCCGCCGCACGAGGCGCAGCTCCGCCTTCGTGAGGTAGACGTCGGCCGAGACGTTGCTCTGCACGTAGCCGGTGCCGATGCCCTCCTGGGTCAGGCGCTCGGGATTCTGGTAGGCCCGAAGCGCCGCCTGGAGGCACACGGCCACGACGATGTCCGGGACGTCGGCGTCCAGCTCGCCGTCTGTCACCCAGGTCTTCACTGCTTCGGCCCGGATGCGGGCGGAGGCGTCGTCGAGCACCGCCTGGGCTCGCGCATCATTCACCTGGCCCCCGGCGACCCGCGCCGTCAGTTGCTCCAGGGTGGCGAAGGCTGGCAGCACCTGGGAGTCCCTAGCTGGCGCCCTCGGGCGGCTGGGTGAGCTTCACGGCCCGGACGAAGATAGGCTCGTCGTCGCCCGTCACGGAGGGCACGAAGCGGCCGTGGGCGTCGAGGGTGCCCCGGTCCGTCACCGGGGAGCAGCCGGCGAACATGTTGACCAGCAGGCGGTCCCGGGTGTTGGCGAAGTCGTAGTCCCGGATGGCCCGCATGGAGAGGCCGGCCCAGGACTGGGAGGCCCCCCAGGGCACGCCATTGGGGACCAGGGGGGCCCTCATGGGCAGGGCGAAGGCCGTCTTATGGCCGGCGATCGCAACGTCCGGATCGAGGGCCGCATGCGTCACGATCGTGAAGCCGGCCATGCGCCCGATGGTGGCCTCGGCCAGGGCCGTCTCGGCGATCTGGCCGGCCCCGTCGTACTTGGACAGCCGGTCGCTCGTGAGCAGGTTCGCCTCGATGTTGGTCCCGACGGCCATGAACCGCTGCCCCATGGGGACGTTCGCCTTGGAGAGGGCCTTGCGGGCCTCGACGAAGGCGGGGTAGGGGTCGGCCGGGTCAACGGTGACGTCGGTCTCGTAGGTCGCCGTCTCCATGGCGGTGGCCAGGACGTCTTCGAGGCCCCGGGCCACGGCGTGGGTGGCCGGCTCCAGGATCTGCATGCCGAAGTCGGCGATGTCGAGGGTCATCTCGGCGTCGGTCACGCCGACCGCCTTGTAGATGTCGGTGTTCAGGGTCACGTCGACCGAGGTCTCGTCAAGGTCGTCGACGACGATCGCCGCCCCGCCGCGCAGCGTCCGGGTGCGGGCCGTCGTGTAGGCCGGGATCCGCAGCGTGATGGTGTCGTTGCGGTTGCCCTGCCAGCCGGCAAAGGCGTCCGACCATACGAGGGCGGGGAGGGTGATCTCACGCTCGAGCAGGCCGAGCGCGGCGAAGACCACCTTCTCCGGGAGGATGAATTCGTTTGCCACTGTGCTGCCTCCTTTGGTCAGGGACCGCTATGGGCGAGCCCGTGACCGGGGGCCTATGCGGTGACTGTCAACGCCGGGGGATCTTCGCCGCCAGCTTGCGCGGGTCGAGCTCCTCGGCTTGCTTCGATGGATCTCCTCCGCCCGAGAGACGCTCGCGGGGAGTGGTCCGGGGGGCCCGGCCGTTGCCGGCCCCCTTTGATCCCTCGTCGTCGCCCTTCGTGGGCTTCACGCTCTCGAGGAGCTCGTCGGCGTCCGCCTCGAGCTCCTCTCGGGTGCTGCCCTGCAGGCGCTTGGCCAGCTTGGCCGGGAGCTGCTTGTCGCTGGCCACCTCGGCCCGCAACGCCCGGGCGTCGGCCTCGGCCAGCTTGGCCTCGAGGGTCGCCTGACGGGCCGCCAGCTTCTCCGTTTCGGATTTGCTAGCATCGCCAGCTTCCTTGAGAGCCTTGAGTTCCTCGGCTGCCTTCTTCGCTGCCGCCTCGTTCTGGCGGGACAGGGCCTTCCATTTCTCCGCCTCCGCCTTGTGATCTGGCTCGTTGGTCGGCGCCGGCTTATCGTCAGACTTGGGCGGGTCCCCAGACTTCGGGGGATCGTCTGCCATCAGTGCCTCCCGTTTCGGGAATGGACCCGGGCCCTTTCGGCTCCGGGTGCTGCGAGCCCCAGGCGCCCTTTCGGCCCTGGGTGGATCAGGCTGCTTCCCAGACCGGCTCTGCGGAACACCCACAACCGTCATGACTATCGAAGGACGCAGCGTCCTCGGACATCACCTCCCCGTCGAGCGACGCGCAGAAGTCGCAGGCCTGGCCGGACGACACCCGCTGCCAGCCCACCGCCCGCCGGTCGGCCTTTACGGACTCGGTGATCGTCTCCCGGCCCCCGTCGAGCGAGTAGCGCATGGCGGAGGCAGCGGTGCGTGCGTCGGCGATCTCCATGGCCCGGACCACTGCCACGCCCTTGCCGAGGTTGCCCCGGGCGGAGTAGAGCCCGCAGACGAGCATCGAGATGGTGAAGGCCTTCGCGTCCAGCCCACCCGCCGTCACCGGCGTGAAGTCGTCCGATCCCGTCTCGATCTGGCGGTGCGTCCGCATGTAGGCCGCGGCCAGGAGCGCCGAGTGGACCTTGCCTGCTGCGGCGATCGGCGTCACCAGTGGCATCCAGTCGCCGTAGGAACCCTCGATGTCGTCGGGGTCCACCACCTGCCAGGCGTTGTGCATCTGGGCCACGACGGCGACCCCCAGGCGGAGCTGGGCGAGGCGGTGCGCCTCCGTCAACTGCCGGCCGGCGAGCGACGATGGCATCAGGCAGCCGCCCCGGCCGGCACGGGAGCCGGCGCCGGAGTAGGCCCGGGGGGAGCCGTCGAGGCGGTGAGGGCGTTCATCAGCGCGTTCATGCCGCCGCTCTCCTTGGCCAGGTCCTTGGCCCGCTGCACGTCCTGGTCGGTCCAGCCCGGGATCTGCTCCCACAGCATCTCGACGGGCACGCCGAGCATCTGGGCAAGCTTGCCGAGGGCGTCGGCGGCCTGGGCAAGCGATCGGGAGCCCATGTCCTTCCAGCGCACCTGGGCTGCCACGTCTCGGGCGCCGACGTCATCCCCGGCCACTGAGCAGGCCAGGCGGAGCGTCTGCTCGTGCGACTCCCCGAAGCCGTGCTGACGCTCGATGATCTTGTTGTTCAGCCCTGCCGCAGCGGCCGCCAGGGCGTCGGCGCTCAGGTTGGCCATCTTCCCGGTGAGCAGCGCGTAGGGCGGGATCTGGGTCACCGCAGCAAGATCGTGGATGTCGGCGTCGCGGGCCTCGACGAAGCCCTGGAGGCCGGTCTCGGGCAGCGTGCCGAACCTCGTGTCGGGGTCCTCGGCGATCAGGATGTCCTCGATCTTCAGGCGCATCTTGGCCTGGTCGGCCTCGGAGAGATCGTCCGGCTTCGCCATGCCGGTGATGGTGCGGACCTTCCAGGAGGCGAAGCGCTGCACGATGAGGCGGTCGGCGACGGTCTGGTTTATCCGGCCCGCCACGGCGATGTAGGGGTCCACCTCGCCGTCGGCCCGGGCCTCGAGGTCGAGCATGTTGGAGTACCGCACCACCGGGCAGACGCCGATCGCGTGGACCCGGACGCCCTCGTGGGTGAGCGAGCTGCCCCCGTTGTCGGCGGAGAAGAGATGCACCTCCTGCTCGGTGAAGAGGCGCACCTTCCACTTCGAAGCGGCCACGGGGTCGACCTGGAGGAAGAACTCCGGCCACTCGTCGTAGGCCGGGTCCTCGTAGAAGGCCATCCCCCGGCGTGGCGAGCAGCCACGGATGATGGGCATGGGATTGCCGGTGAGCGGATCCTCGCCGGGCAGTACCGTGGCGTACGAGAGGCCGTAGGCGAGAGCCGCACGGTGGATGCCCATCTGCCGGCCGTCCATGCGGTTTGCTTGCCAATACTGCCAGCCGCCGGCGTTGTCCGGGTCCTTCGCCCGGCGGTAGCCCTCGACGAAGAGCCCCTGGGCGAGCTCCGTGACCACCAGGCCGAGCCATGGTGTGGGGGCGAGCTTGATCAGCTCCCGGTACTCCGGGGTGGCCTGCCGCGGCCGGTGGGCCAGGTCATGGTCCCAGCGCCACCAGCGGTCGATACGGTCGAGGTTGCGGCGCTCCATGACGTACTTCGGCATGAGGTCCTTGGCGACGAGGTCGAGTGCGTCGGGCGGCGTCAGCCCGGTGTCGAGCTCGGCGACCTCCTCGAGGATCTCCGGGGGCAGGGTGGTGACCAGCACCTACCAGATCACCCCCGACCGAGCCTTCTCCCGGCTCTTCCCGCTGTTGAGCACCAGGCGCCGGCCGAGGCGCGCCCCCACCATGGCCACGGCGTAGTCCACGAGGCGCTTCGAGTCCCGGGACTGCTTGCCGAGGGTCATGCCCCACTGGTTGGGACGGCGCCGGGCATTGTGGGTGTGCAGACGCAGCATCGGGTCCCCGTCGTGGGTCAGGGTGCCGTGTTCGTCGATATCAGCCGCTGTCATCTCGGCTGCCTCGGTGAACAGGCGGTTTCGCTCAAGGCCCCCATGGGCGGACAGGCGCATGTCGAACAGGACCGAGCTGCCCCGTTCCCGGCCGGGAGTCGACCAGACGAGGACCTTCTCCCGGAAGTCCCGGTGCCAGTCGTCGATGAGGGGCGCCCAGTAGAGGGCCTCGGTCTCGTCATCTCTGGCCGGCGAGGGGTCCACGCCGAACCACTGGATATCCCAGGTCTCGAAGGCGGCCCGCACCGCGGCGTCGACCTCGGCCTTGGGGGCCAGCCAGCCCGTGCCGCGGTCCCCGTGTGGACGCTGCCAGCCGCCGAGAGCGATCACGTGGCCATCGGTGATCCGGCATCCACAAAGGACAGTGGCATCGGTCGACTTGGAGCAGTCGAGGAACAGTGCGAGAGGGTCCTTATCGGCGACGATCACGTCCACCCGGGCGCCGGCGTCGAAGCGGCGGGGGTCCACCCACGCGGTCTCGTTCGTAGGCAGGGCGTTGAAGTAGTAGCGCACGGAGTCGGCCACGGTGATGCGTGGGTCCTGTGCCTCGTCCCGGATCCGGTCCTGATCGGTCCACGGGCTGTCGGCGTAGGCCGCTCGGATGCCCTCCTCGAGCTCGGCCTCGTCGTGCAGCGAGAGGGCTGCGGCCGCTTCCCGGGAGTCGTACAGGATGTCGGCCCGCCGGGTCCGGCCGGCCACCTGGAGCTGCCACGCCTCGAAGGAATCCTCCGCCACGGAGCCCTCCCCGGGGAGGTGGGCGTTCGTAAGCTCGAGGACGCGGGCGTGGCCCCCGGGGGACTTGCCGACGTTGCGCCGGGCGACGGCGGCAAGGGCCTGGCCCCCGGACGTGTGGGTCATGTGGTGGCTCTCGTTCAGGATGATGGCCGTTGCCGGGTCGCCCTCGGAGGAGCGCTCGGACCGGGTGAGCAGCTCGATTCGGGAGCCGTCGTGGCACTGCGATCGCAGCACGCCGCCGTCCCATCCGACCTCCTCGGCGAGGGCCGGGCTCACCATGGCGTTCGCCACCCGGAGCAGGTCGGCGGCCTGCGCCTCGCTGTTGGCCCCGATCTGCACGAGGGCCAGGCGGTGCGGGCCCCCGACCGGGCTGCCGTCCTCCCACGCGCTGAACCGGGACGGGCCCTTCAGCTCGATCAGCGCCACTGCTGCACCGAACGGGTCCTTTCCCGTGCCCTTGGCCCCCCGCTTCACGCCGGAGCGCCATACCCATCTGCCGTCCGGCCGGACGGCGTACCAGAGATGCAGGAAGCGCAGCTGGCCCCGGGTGAAGGCCCAGGGCTCGCCGCTCAGGTGATGCACGAGCCGGGGCTCGCCGATGTCGGTGCCGGCGCACCAGGCCACGATGCCGGGGGCCAGGCTCGGCGCTGCCATCGGGTCCGGGGGCCAGGGCAGCGTCAGCCAGGCCCCCGTCCCCGGCTCGACGTAGTAGCCGGGGAGAAGCTCGGCCTGGTCGATCTACTCGCTCCCCGACACCGAGATCGAGATGCCCTCGTAGTAGTTCGGGCCGCCCTCGGTATCGGTGAGGACGTGGCCCCCGAGAGAGGCGCTGACCTTGGGGCGGGTGATGTACGTCGCGGCCAAATTCTTGGCAACTGCCTTGGCTGCGGCGACGACCTCGCTGACGGCCGGATCGTTGATGTCCTGGCCGCCAACTTCGGCTGCGTCCACGGCGGCCGCGAACTCGTCCTGGGGCGTCGCCGGGACGCTTGCACTCCAGCTCATCTTTCTTCTCCCTTCCGTGTCGGCGGATTCAACCGAGCTTGTCGCGGTAGTCGTCGAGGCTGGCGACATCCGCCGGCACCGCATCAGTCGCCGGCGTGCCCTCGATTTCCCACATCAGCCGGCGCATGGCCATGGGGTTCAGGCCGAGGCGGTCCTCGAGCTGGCGCACCTCAGCCAGGAGGTAGCCGGGGGCCTTCGGCCGCTCGCTGGCCAGCACGAGCTTCGTATAGCGGGCGACGGTGCGGACCCATCCGAGGGCTTCCCAGGCCGTCGCCTGGGGTGTTGCCCAGAGCTGCGCCCACAGGACCGACGCTGCCTTCGTGGGCCGGCCGATGGGGAAGCTCGGCGGGTCCCCGGTGCGCCCTGCCGCGGGCAGGCGGCGCCAGTCCGGCCGTGCATTCCGCCGCCGGGGGTTGCGGGTCGGCGGGGGGCCGGGCATGTCAGCGCCTTTCGCCCCGGGCGATTCGCTTCGCCCGCTCCATCCAGCCCGGGGCCGGCCCGTCGCAACAATCGCAGACCACGACGCCAGTGTCCGGGCTCGACATGATGTCCATGAGGGGCTGGCTGCACCACTGGCATGAGCGTCGGGGCCTCGTCGGGCCGATGACGATCTGGGGGATCTGCATCAGCCCACCATCCGGAGCTGCTCCGCCTCACCGCGGGTGCCCCGTCGCACGTTGCACTCAAGATGCGAACACCGCACGTTCGCTGCTGTGTGACTCCCGCCCTCCGCCAGCGGCACAACATGGTCGAGGCTGGCGCTTCGTGGATCGGGATAGCGGAGGTCCTGAGCCACCTTGCCGCCGCAGATACCGCACTTCCATTCATCACGCTCGTAGATGACCGTCGCGTCGATTGCCTCTGTCGGCACTGCGAACTTCCTCGCCCGGCGGAGCTGATCGTGCGCCCGATAGCGCTCTGGGTGCGACTGCCGTGTCGGCCGACGTCCTTCCTCCCGGGCGACGAGCTCGCGGGCCCGGCGGGTCTCCAGGTCCTTGCGCGAGTACGGCGAGCCGTGTTCGGCCCCGTACTTCTGTTGGAAGGCTCGCTGCCGGAGTGCATCTTTCTTCCGCTGACACTCCTGTTTAGGGCATGCCCGGGCACGGCTTCCTCGAGCCGTGAAGAGGTCGCCGCAAACTGAACAGGTCCGCACGTAGATGTGCGCGTGGGGTGCATATCGAGCATTGACCTTCTCTGGGTTGGCTGTCCGCCAGCTCTTTGACTTGCAGGCCGCGGTGCAGAATCGGCGGGGAGGTCCCGTCGGGCGGGCAGGCGGCAGCTCAACCCCACAGCCTTCGCAGTACGGGTTCCTCAGGTCCGCCATAAGTCCCATTCCCGTAAGGTGTCAGAGGCTCT